GCTAGAGTCTTTATTGATACGGTTGCCAGAAATCGCGGCTATACCAGCGAATATGTGATGCAGAATTTCGGTAAGGGTGGAAATTTTGTCGGTCAGGCCGCCGTTGACGCTGGCTTGATTGACGCCGTGATGTCTTTCGAAGATATGTGCGCCGAAATGAAACGAATTACAGGTTTTACCAACATAAACAACGAGGTGAGCATGCAAAACAAGAATGCATCGACCGCAGCGCAGGCCGCCGCTGCTGAACAAAACGCGGCTCCGACGCTTACTGAAGCTGAAATCAAGGCTCAGGGCGTTCAGGAATACAAGGCCCGTGCAGTTGCCGTCAAGGGCATCTTCGCTGGCCTCCCGATTGAAGAATCCAAGCTTCAGGAAATGATTGACGGTGAAAAGTCCGTTTCTGACCTGACTACTGAGGCTCTTGCAATGGCTAAGGAACAGTTGAAGTCTTCTGCTGACGCTGTTGCCAAGGCGAATGCAAGTGCTGAAGAAAAGAAGACTGACATCAACGCCGGTTTGACTCCGGAACAGGTGGCAGCCGTCAAGGATGGTCTTGAAGCCCAGGCGTCCGCTCAGAATAAAATCGTTGGCGGTGCTTCTACTCCTGAAGTGAACAATGAAAAGGAATTGCAGAAGGTTTGCGAGGCCGCTGCTAACAAATACTACAACAAGAGAGGGTAACATGACTGAATACGAAAACCTTATTGCGGGTCCGTTCCCGCTGCAAAAGGACACCGTGACCATTGGTGGGAATCAGGATTTGAAGGCTGGCTGTGTGCTTGGCTTCAAGAGTGTTTCCGCTGGTGCAAAAGGCAAGTATCGTTTTGCTTTGTCTAGCATTACTGCTGCTGCTGGCACTGTGTCTGTAACTATCGACGCTGAAACTTTCAGTATCGACACGACTGCCGAAGGTGACAACCACACCATCGACGAAATCCTTGATAGCCTTGCCGCTGCCGTAAACGCAAGTTCTACGGTTGCTTTCGAGGCTGCCGCTGACAAGACTAACGACTACTTCATTCTTGAAGCAAAGGCCGTTGGAACTTGGGCTGGTGATGTGACCATTTCTATGGCCAAAACTGGTGACCTTGTGCTTACCATTGGTTCTAAGACCCAGGTGACAGCCCCTGCTGACGCTTCTACTGGTGAATTCTATGCTGCGGACCATACTGCCGACGATGGCACTCAGGTTGCTCGCGCCGTCTTGCTCGAAGACATTACCGTTGCAAGCGGTTTTCTCGGCAAGGCTGTCGTGGCTTACACCGGCTGCTTCAACAAGTCCAAACTGACCTTCGGTGGTTCTGACACCATTGCCGATCAGTATACCAACATGATCGACCACTGCATCTTTGCTGTAGATGTGGTCGAACCTTAAAAGGAGAGCTGACAAATGGCTATTTTGAACACTTCCAATCCGGTAGAACTGAGCCGTGCGCTCGTTCTCGCTTATCGTCCGCAGGCGTTTTTCCGTCGCATGTGTTCGACGATTACCCATCGCACAAAGTCTTTCTTGATTGACATCGAGAAAAAGACTCGTTTCCTTGCACCCTACATTCGTGATGAAGAGGATGGCAAGGTGATTGCCCGTGATGGTTATGACACCATTACTTTCACGCCGCCCAAAGTTGGCGCTTCCCGCAATATCACTGCCAAGGATCTCGAAACCCGTCTTCCCGGTCAGTCTATTGTTGAAATTAGTGCTGAAACCGCTTCCAGTGAAGCTGTGATGAGTGGTTTGGTGATTGAAGATATGCTCGACTTGCAGCGTTCCATTGAACGCCGTGAAGAACAGCAGATTATCGAAATTCTTTCCACTGGTAAGGTAATCACCGGCGTTGGTGCTGACATTAACGCTCCGATTCCCGCTGAAAACATCTTCACTGCCGCCGCTGCTGACAAGTTCGACGCTGCCAACAGTGACCCGATCAAGTGGATGCGTAAGCAGTCCCGCGACAAGGTTGCTTTGTCCGGTGGCACTGCTGTTCGCCGCGCTGTTTTTGGTGGTCAGGCATGGGATGCCTTTATTGCCAACGCAAATGTTCAGTCTTATCTCAACAACCGCCGCATTGATCTTGGCGCTATCGCTCCCCGTGAAGACCAGGATTTCCCCGGCGTGACTTTCCAGGGCCGTGTCGAAGGTGTTGACCTTTACACTTACGATGAATACTTCTTCAACGACAAGGAAAAGAAGAATTCTCCGATGATGCCCACTGACCGCGTGATTCTGCTTGGCGGTGACCCGCGCTTTGAAATGCATTACGGTGCAGTGTTCGATGGCGCAAACGGCACTATCAACAAGACTCAGACTTACGCCTGGGAATGGATTGAAAAGGGCAAGATTCGTTGGCGTGAACTTGAATCTCACCCGCTCTTTGTGCCTGTCAACGGTGGTTCCGTTGTTTCCGCAAAGGTCATCTAATTTCTCTTGAATCAAGGTCATTCGATGAGTGCTTTCAAAGAAGATTTGATGAAGGATATGCAAGACGTTTTCCTGAATACCGATGAATTCGGTGTTCAGGTAACGCTTGTGCGTTCTGGAATTGAATACCCGATGAAAGCGCTTTTCGATGAACCTTCGCTTGATGGCGCTGCCATTGGCGCTGAGGTGCAGGCGATTTCACATCGCCCGCGTCTCATTGTTAGTTCCGCTGATTTGCCGGGTGGTGTTCCGCTTAAAGGTGACAAGTTCATTGTTCCTGAAAGCCCGATTTGTCCGCGTTCCGGCGAATTTGTAGCCCGTGATTTTATTTATGAAAAAGACGGCTCCGTCACTTACGATTTGCAGGTGAAATGATGAATATGGCAACAAACATCATGACGCTTCGCAATATCCGTTTGACGGTTTGCGAAAAACTGAAACAGGCTAATTTGCCTTTTATCGGAAACGATGTTTATTGCAACCGTGCCGAAAAAGCATGGCCACAAGAAAAGGCGTTCTTGTCTGTCTATGTTCAGCAAAGTTCTTTCGATACCCAGGACATTCAACCGGAAATCTACAAGGTCGAAACCGATGTTGTGATTGATGTTGTTGTGCAGGGTGCTCAGGAATTGGAAGGTGAGGTGTTTGAAATTGATGACTTGTTCGATGTGATTTCAAGCAATGTTGTTGATTTGCTGACCAGTTATCCGAGGCTACAATGGTTTGTCGAAAACCAGCTTGCGGCTTCTGATTTTACGCTTCGGTCTTTTGCGGATGAAATCAATGGTGAAGGCGAAACTAACAAAGGGACGCGGAAAATTACATTCAGTGCTGTTTGGTATTTCGAGCCTGTAACACGAAACGAACCTTTGAATGATCTTGAAGTGATTCATACTAAAATCGATTTTAGTAACAAGTCACGAATTTTGGTTACTTCGAACCGCGAAAAGATAGTGACTAATGCTGGAAAATGCATTCGCGTTGTTTTGGCCGGTGACAAGTTTAAGTCTTATGAATTTGACACGAATATGAGGTAATTATGAATTTCTCTGAAATTCCGAACAACCTTCTTGTTCCTGGATTCTGGACGGAGTTTGACAATTCCGCTGCCGCTGGCTCTGGTGTTATGCCGTGGGCCGTGCTGCTGATTGGCTCTAAGACTTCTGGTGGTTCTGCCGAAGTTGATGTTCCTGTTCAGATTTTCAGCGACGATGAGGCTGACAATCTTTTCGGTAAGGGTTCGCAGACCGCATTGATGGTCCGCGCTTTCCGGAAAAATAATTCCCTGATGCCGTTGTGGGCCGTTGGCACTGCCGATGGAACGACAAAGGCTGAAAAGGATGTTGTGTTTACTGGCACGGCTACTGCTTCGGGCGTTGTCGCGCTCTATGTGGCCGGCCAAAACGTGAATATCGCTGTGGCTAGTGGTGATACGGCTGCCGATGTTGCTGAGGCTGTTGCCGCTGCTGTTACTGACAATATGCCTGTAACCGCTTCTGCTTCTTCTGGAACGGTGACTTTTACTGCAAAGAATGGTGGAACGGCTGGCAATTACATTGACATTCGCGTGAACTATGTGGCCGGTGAAGTGCTGCCCGATGGTATTAGCGTTTCTGGAACTGGTCTGCTTACCGGTGGTGCTGGTGATCCGGATATTACAGGCGTTATTGCCAACATTGGCGCTCAGTGGTTCAATGTCATTGTGACCGCTTACAGCGCTTCTGCAACGCTGACCGCCTTGAAAGAAGAATTGCTGACCCGTTGGACTGCAACGAACCAGAAGACCGGCGTGGCTATCTTTGGTGACAATAGCGACAATGCTCGAACTGTTGCCGAGGGCCTGAATTCTCAGGTGCTTGTAGAATTGCCGCTGCCTAAATCTCCGACACCTTCTTTCGAAATCGCTGCCGCTGGTGCCGCTGTCATTGCTCAGTCTGCCGAGGTTGACCCTGCAATGCCGCTTGGTAACTTGGCTGTCAAGGGCATTCTTGCGCCTGCAATGAAGGACCGCAAGAACCTAAACGAAGAAAATGCGATGCTTCTTGCTGGTGGTGCACTTATCAATGCCGCTACCGATGGAACCGTTTATCTTCGTCGCACGGTTACGACCTACAAGAAGAATGCTGCCGGCGCTGACGACGATAGTTATCAGCAGCTTGAAACTGTCTTCACGCTTTCGTTTATCCGTTGGGATTGGAACAACTACATGGCGTCCAAATATCCTCGCTCGAAGCTTGCAAAAGACGGTTACGAATACGGCGAAGGTCAAGTGGTCATTACGCCTAAGAAGGGCCGTGCCGAGGCGCTTTCTCGCTTCGACTACTGGATGCGTCTTGGCGTCGCTCAGGATGCCGAAACCTTCAAACAATACCTGGTTGTCGAAATCAACGCTCAGAACCCACGCAGGCTCGATTTCTTGCTGCCTGCTACGTTGATGAAGCAACTGTTCACCGTTGCAACTAAGTTGCAGTTCAGATAAGGAGGCGACAAATGGATGTAATCGGTGGCCGTCATCGGCTCTATGTCAATTCCCAGAAGTATTTTCTGAAGGGTGATCCGACCTATGATGTGGGTGGTCTTAAACAGACTGAAATCACCACGTCTGAAGGTAAGACGTTCCTTCAGGAATCTTATGTCGCTTGCAATGTAAGTGGCACTATTGCTTTCACTCCGAGCCTGGATCTCGCTTCTTTGCGTAAGACCAGAAACGCAACGGTGATGCTTGAATGCCCCAACGGTCAGACAATCGTATTCCCTGACGCGGCTTTTGTCGATGACCAGTCTGTAAGCGGTGCTGAAGGTGAAGTTTCTTTCAAGTTCGTCGGCGACGGCGAGGCGAAAGTAATGATGCCTTAGGCTAACTCCTGAAGGCTGGCGGGTGCTGGGCAACCGGTGCCCGCCTTTTTTCTTAAATGCGGGTGTTCTATGACTTTGTTCGGTGTTGATTTCAGCTCAATCGATATTGGATTGGTGTTTACCAATTTGGCAACATTTATCAAGATGTTGCATTCGGATTCAAAGACTAAAGATGTAAGTGAGCAGACAAAGGCTATTCAGACTGATAGAGTGGCGTCAAAAAAAAGTTATGATGAAAAGTTTGCTGAATACGATGTCAGAATGAATAATGTTGAACGTCGTCTTGATAAGGGCGATATGCGTTTCAGTAATGTTGAAAAGAAAATCGATGAAAATTTCCGTGACATGAAGAATGACTTTTCAAAATTTAGCGGTAATGTAAAATATATCATGGGCCTTTTGAAAGGAATTGAACAGGAGTCTCGAAAAAGGAACGGTGGATGATTGTTTTGTTGGTTGTTTTTGTTGTCGGTTTTTTGGTAGTGGAATTTATTGACGATTGAGGTTATAATGTTGAATCTTGTATTGGTGCGCGATTGCCGCACGGAAACGGCCATTATGGGCCATTTGTTGTTCAACGGAACGGTTGTTTGCTACACGCTCGAAAACAAGGCCAAGGCCATTCCCTGTGGCGTTTACAATATCGAAAACAGCAAGTTGCCAAAGTTCAAAAGGGAATTGCCGCTGCTTTATAACAAGACGGTTGCGGAATCGCGTGGAATCCGAATCCATGCCGGCAACACCAGCAAGGATTCTGTCGGGTGTGTTCTGGTCGGTATGGGTCGAGAAATCGCGCCAGATGGTTCGCTTACAGAATCGAAACTTGCTGAAACGATGGTCACAATGTTGTGCCAAACCGTGAAGCAAATGGTCATCTGCGAGGTGTAAAAAAAAGAGGCTTTAAGCCTCTTTTTTATGCTAGTTCGTCGATGTATCTTTTGACAAGGTAACGCAAAAAGGCGCTTGAATTGCCTGCTATCTTAGGACTTACCCCGGCTTTGATTGCTGTGGCTTGCGCTTTTTCTAGTTCCGATGGCGAAAGCAAGACGGTGAATTTGGTGTTGTCGTTGTCTTTGATTTTGGGCATTGTGGAACCTCTTAAAAATCTTCATCAAGTTCTAGTTCAAAAATAGAAATATTTTATTTGACGGGTTTAAGGCGTTGCCCGCGCGCCATTGTCGTTTTTTTTAGAGGCAAGTGCGAAGACCGGTGGTGGTTTCGAGAAATTCTTGAACTTGATCGGCGAAAAGGCCTTTAACTTCTTTTACCGTAACCGGTTCAAACT